TATTTAAGTTTACTTGTCTGTAGCTTGACCATGTTTTATAATCATCGCCAGTATGTCTTATATTCATTGTAGCCGGAATCTTATCACCTACAATCTCAATGCGATGATAAAACTTACGCTTAGTAGTTCCACTATCCATAATAGAAGTTACTGCTCTATAGTAGATTGGAGCACCATTATCATTGTAATATGTGTCAGACATTGTGTACAGCGTACCATTGTCATCATCTAGCAAGAAGTATGTCTCACCAACACCAGCAAAGTAACTAGGTCGGAAATATTGTTCTGCATATATGCCGTTAACGCCGGAATCACTATCACCAATAGCCCACATAGTCCACTGATACCATTGCTTCTCATTAAGATCATACACAAGTGTTTGATTAAGATCTGCTAATGTGAGTATGTAAAAGGTATGACCATTAATTCGTAATGGATATGCAATCACATCTGTAAGAGTACTATTGTTTAGAATACGATCAATGAATGGTGTTGATATCTTTGATGGTGATACACCCATGATAGAGTATACCGAGGGTCCTTGTTCCTTTGCAGTGCCAAGCCAGACTGTTGTTTGTTCAAACGAACAGATAGAATCTCCGTTAGCACACCCTAATTCAATGTGATATGGTGTGGCAATAGCTAGGGGGGAACCTGGGTATGAGCCAGTATCATAGTAGAAGTCTGTTGACCACTGACCAAATGCTAGTACATAGTTAAGATGTTTAACAATACCAACTAACCCATCTGGTTCTGCTTCTGCAGTTATATAATTAAGTGCATTCCATATTGTTGGGTTATTCGGTTCAGATGTATATATCTCACCATTAGTCCCACCAATAACAGTATAAGTATCTAAGTAAACAGCACCTGTAGCATAAGGGCCAGCAGGGAATCCGTTTAACAAAGCTGTTACATAGGCACCTGATCCAACTGTACCTTGAGCACTTACCCATTTAACAGTTGCTGTTCCATCGGATCCAGTACCACTTGTAAATGTAGGAGCAGTAGATCCTGTTGTACCAGCAACAGTAACAGTATATAAATTAGTTCCGGTCCAATAAGTATAATCAACTGCTACAGGAGTTGAGGCCACCCAAGCCGGTGAGTTTGCGGTTAACCATTGTGCTGTAGCACTACCATCAGCCTGTGGTGTGGGTCCTGTAAACGTTGGTGCAGTTGTTCCAGTAATTCCAGAAATTGTTACAGTATATAAATCAGTACCAGTCCAATACACATCTCCCGCAGCTACAGTTAAACCAGCTGACCAAGCAGTACCTGCTGAATCACCTATAGTTACAACTAATGTATCGCTTGATGTATAACCACTTCCTGGATTAGTAACAGTAACACCAGTAACAATACCACTTGTAGACTGTACAGTACCTATAGCAGTTGTTCCACCACCAGATGGGGCTGAGAATGTTACTATTGGATTAGCATAATGAGTACCACCAGTAATAACAGTAGTTACAGTAATACCATCATCAACGACCTTAGCAAAGACGCCTGTAGCTGGATTGTATGTGTAACCATTTACTTGATTCTGTACAAACAAGTATGTGTTGTTAAGTGTGCTATTAAAATAACACTGCTGTACTATACCACCTATAGTACCAGTCATAGTACCAATAGTAGTTACAGCATAAGTTGTAGGATTAATCTTATATAGAACGTTATTCACAGCAGCAAATAACGAACCATTAAAGTTATATAATCCTTGTCCCTGTGCATTGGCAAGTGTTGCACCGGTATCTTTTATACCTGGGCGTTTAATAAACTCTCGCTTCTGTCCAACAGTCTCAAAGTAACCATTGACACATTTAGAATCCTTTGCCAAGGTACCATCACGAGTCTCTATTGGTTGTGTTAAAGGTAGTCTTGCAATTGGCATAGTATCCTATTATGGTAGGTTGTTAGAAGAGGGTCTTCCCATTCTCATGTCAGGTTGGAAGAATGTAGAGTAAGTTTCAACGTCCCATCCCTCTAATTCTTCTTTGTAAATCTTAGCACGCAAAGCAATCTCTTGACGATGATTACCTGGAACACTATATTCAATAGCTAGTTGGTCAGCAAGGTTCCATACCAATACATTCATCCACTCAGTGGGAAAGTCTGGAATAGCTTGTGCTGTCATAATATCAGCCATCGGTTGTTGCACAATAAAGTGTAACTGTTGATTAAACTGTGTATATGAATCTGGTGTAACGTACATGTATACATTACTTGTAGTATTACGTACATCCATGTATAAGGAGTTAGGTGTTCCAGTACTAAACTTTGAACCTAACATATTGTATTCTTGTTTGCTTAGCAACTGAATCTGTACATCATCTGTAGATGGTGTTACAGTTACATTACGTAACCAAGCTTGTATTACTTTAAGTGGTTTATCTGTATTCAGATCTACCGTACCGGTACTAGCTGGGCCAATAACATACTCAGTCTGTCCAGCAACAAGTGGTAATACTAACTCATTAACTTTCCATAACTTTAAACCAGATGTTGCCATCTGTTTAATAAATAAGTTAAGAGCTAGTGATGCATTAGATACTGTAGCTGCATCAGGAGTGTCACCAAGTTCCAATACACCAAGCTTGCGTAATGCTAACTGGATAATCTGATCACGGCTTACTGTAAAGGTTGTAGACATTTAGCCTCCAAATAATAGTTTAATTGCACGATCAAGTCCAAGGGACTGGGTTACTACTACAGCCAGAGCACCTATGGCAATATATTTAATCTGTGCTAGATTCTTTTCTATACTTGCCATGGCTTTTGACAGATCAGTAGCAGACCTGCGAAGCTCTTTAATATCATCTTCATGGTTGTCTGCTTTAATCTCAAGGCGTACTACTCTGGTTTCTATTTGGTCGGACATAGGATTATTCTTGTGGTAAAGTTGGTTCTTCAGGAGGCGTAATCAACGCAGCCTGTTGTTGTAGTTTTGCATAAATTGGAGCAGCACCTGACTCAATAGGTAAGCGACCAATAGTTGCAATAATAAACGCTGCTTCGTTATCTTCTAATGTAAATGTCTTCATTAATTATTCCAAGGTAAAGGTGGAGTTACAATAGGTGGGTTAACTAGAGTAGCTATCTGATTATCCAATGAAGTTTGTATAGATGCTACTTGTTCAGCACCCATAGCAGATTGCACCCATTGTATCACAGTTTCTTGTGTAAGTCCAGCATAAGGCGTAAAAGGTGTTCCTGCTGTATATGTTAATGGCTGTGCTCCATAAACAGTTGCGTTATGTGTACCATCTGTTCCATTGACTCTCCAATGAACACAGAACACAACATTAGTCTGCCCATCCTGAGATGGAATGCAATCTAAAGCATCAACTAGCCAAGTATATGTATTCATAATTAGCACTTATAAAGATTGCTTAAATTACCATCGCCAGTAGCCATCATAGCTTGGTCTGCTAAATATACTTCATACAAAGTAAATGTATTTCCAGCAGCAGGAGAGCCATTGTAAATTTCTAATGTAGTGTAAGCATTAGTATCAAATGATTGGTCCATTTTAATATAAGTGCTTATTACTCCACTTGTACTTGGTAATGAACCTAAAGGCAACAAAGTTCCAGAACCAAAAACACCATTAGATAATCTTACATTAAATGCTACGTTAGATGAATAAACAATTACAAGATATAAAGGGGCATTTAATTGCCATTCAGATGTATTAACTAATGGTGTACTAAATTCAACTACGGCAGGTGTGCTTCCTGTAATAGAAGATACTGTAAGAGTTTTTCCTATGGGATTTGAAGGAGTTGAAGATGTAACAGTTGCATTTGCATTATAACTAGCAACAGTATAATTTTTTCCGTAACGAGTTGCAAATACAGTAGCAGCAGGGCCGTAATCTAAAAAATCACCAGTAATTGCAATAGTTCCACCAAAACCTTGTGCATCTGCATTATCAAAGAATTTAATTTTTCCAGTACCAGTTCCACGAACCATTCCTACAGGCCCTAAAGCTCCTTGGTTAGATATAATGCCTGATTGAACTTGAATTTTTCCAGCATTAACACTAAATCCATATGAAGCAGTTGTATATCCAAATAAATAAAAACCGCCTTGTATTAATACATTTCCGTTGTTTAATGTAAATACTGGGCCGCTTACATTTTCACCAATGTAACAAGTATCAAATGTTGCACTTGAGCCATTAAATGTTATACCTGCTCCAGTTCCAAACTCAACATCACAAGCTGAAAATAATAAAGCATAATTTTGAGAGTCTACTCCACCCTTATCCACAAAAATACCTGTACCATTAAAATTTTGTATATTGCATCTATTCCAATGAGTATTATGGTTTGTTCCAGCTAAATAAAGACCATTACCACAATTTGAAATTCCTACGTTTTCTCTAAGATTAATATATGTATTAATTTCATACATGCCGTTTGTGCAATTTATAATAAATACATTTTTGACTAAGGAATGATGTCTATATTGAACATATATACCATTAGTTGTTGTATTGTTCCCATCAATTTGTAAATCTTGAATTGTAAAAGGGCTTAATGTAATATCTGTTGTATCAAATATATTAAACACAGAAATTAAAGTAGCATTAGCTTTAATAATTGTATTTGTTTGCCCTGCACCAATAATTGTTACATATTTACCAATTAAGCTAATTGCAGTATTTATAAGAAAAGTTCCTGCTGGAAGTGTAACTATTCCAGATGTTGTTGAAGCAGCGTTAATTGCATTTTGAATTGCCAAAGAGCTATCAGAAGTTCCTGTAGGGTCTGCACCAAAATCTATAACTGAAATAGTTTCACCAAGTTTTGTTCTAATAGGAATATTAACAGAGCCTGTAGAGCCTTGGTCATATTTTGGAATTAATGTTGTCATAATTTAACCTTAAAAAAGTCGTATTGCTGTATAAGCACAGTTGCCTTGCGTACCACCAGATACTTGGGTTATTTGAACTGCTAAACCACTTAAAGTAGTATTACAATTGTTTGCAAAAAGCATATTAGCCATAAATATTTTCTACAAAAATAAATTCAACTACATCTCCAACATTTAAACCAGAAATAAAAGTAACAACAGACGAAGATGTTTCTGTATAATTTAAGCCATTAATTTGTTTACTTCCGTTTACATAAACAGATAAAGCATTATAACCTACTAAATATGTAAAAGAACCTATATTAAATATTGTTTGATTTGCAGAAGCTGTTTGATATTCTTGAAATACTGTAACAGTGTCTCTACTAGCAGCAAATAAATTTAAACTACCAGCAGTAATCCGTAATTCAACATTATCACTAATATTAAAAATTTGTGGCTGTGTTCCTTCTTGACCACGAACAACAGTTAATATATCTCCCACACGTGCTGTACATTGTACTATTTCAGCTACTTCAGGATTATTAATTTGAATTAATGTTAACATAAAGTAGTTACCACCAGTAGGTGATGGGAAGTAATTACCTGTTCCTGCAGTAATCTGTAATACTGTGTCAGTAGGTGTAATAGCCTTGGCTAAAGCAGTAGCAGCATTATTGGTAAATAGAGGTTTTGTTGTCATGGAGTTATCCTAACGTAAACGTGTTAACTGGGTATCCGTTAACCAGTTTATTAATGGAATATGTTCTTATGTATTGATTTTGTGGTTCTGGTCTTGTCCATGGAGGTGCTTGGTAGTCTGCAACACCTCGTACAAAATCCTGTGGTTGTCTTGGTTCCCAGCAGCGTTCATCAACCATAAAACCATCCCAGCGTTGACGAAGCTCTGTATTCTTAACTACACGACCACACGACTCACAAAGACATTTCCAAAGACCTCTGACATAGTTTGATTGATAACTCATAGGTTATACCAGATTAGAAGCGTAGACTGGGAGATCACCAACACCTACATAGGTATTAGTTAATGAAGTAGTAATCGTCATTTCTAGACGATAAGTTACTTCAGTTAGTCCACCAATAATTCTCTGAGACGCTGTCTTATTAGCAATAATAGGAGTAGCCTGAAGGATTGCTGATGGGTTAGGGTCTACACCGTCCATAACAATAACGGAACAATCTGCCGTTAGAATAGTCTCATTAGGTGCAAGAACTTGAGTAAAATCAAAAGTGAATAATTCACTCTCAGTAGTAATCTTGTAAGAAAATGACTCAGCCATTAAAGTTTCCGATATAACATTATAACACGATTTTTAACAAAAATCAAAGTCTTTTCAGCCTTGTCGACTAAAATATCTCTGTCTTTAATTACCATTATCATAAGCTTCTTAGGCCCAACAATAAAAGTAAACTTAGCTACTGCTCCGAACTTCTCTATGATTGCAGGGAAAAGCAACAATATTGCTGTGCTTGTAACCTTTAAAAGCTTTTCAATTAGTCTTCCTAAACTAGCTGTATTAGATACTACAACTTGTATAATCTTACCAAATGATTTATTAATTATACTAGTAGAAGATACTGCAACCTGTAAAATCTTATAAAAGAAGAAATGTTTAATAATACTAACTGTAGAGCTAACTGTAGCTTTAATTATTTTACCTATAGCTCTAGAAGTGCTAACTGCTGCTGTGGAGAGCACTGCAAGAGTTCTAGGAATACTCTTAAACAAACTAGGTAAGCCAGTTACTGCTATATTCTTAGTTACTGCTATAGCTTTCTTTAGCGATACTACAGTTACTTCAGTTACAGAAAGAAGTACTAAATGAAAAGAACTTTCAGTTAAAACTACTACAGCTATCTCAGTAATAGTAGACATTATCTTACTAATAGCTCGTTGTATAGAAACAACAGAACTAGAAGTGACTGCTAACAGTTTACCAGGTATTTTAGTTAAGCTAACTGTTGCTGTAGACGCTAAACTTATTACCTTAGCAAGTCCTTTGGTTAAAGACGCTGTACTGGTCGCTGTAACAGCCAATAGTTTAAAGAAAAATAAGTTTCTAACTATAGATACTGTGCTTGTAACTGTTCTTGTAATTACTTTTAAGAAAGACGCAGCTTTTGCTATAGTTATTGTACTTGTTACTAACTGGCTAATAGTCTTAGTAATGCTCTTAATTAAACTAATAATTGAAGTAGATAATACTGTAAAAGTTTTACTTAATGCTTTAATAAATGAAACACTTGCTGTTACTAAAACAGATAAAGGCTTAATAACTGCTTTTGTAAGCGTTGGCGAACCAGTTACCATTTTAGATAAAGCTACTAAATGCATAGCTGCATTACTTAATACTACAATAGTATGTTCTACTATAGTAGTCATTATTTTGTTTATAGCTTTAGCTATAGACAAAGTAGATGTAGAAACAACAGACAATGTTCTTGAATAACTTAATACTTTATTTAATGTAACTGTTGTGCTACTTAGTACAGATAATAATAATATCTTTAATTTAATAGGTACTAAAGATACTGCTCCTGTTACTGCTTGAGTAATAGTCTTGTTAATGGCTCTGATATAGGATACAGCACCTGTAGACACTACAGATAATGTTCTAAAGTAGCTGGACAGTCTACTAATGCTTACTGTAGCCGTACTAGATACTAATAGAGTAGCTTTTTTTGCTGCAGCATAAGCTAAAGATACTACTCCTGTTACTGCTACAGATAACGCTTTTAAATAAGTAGATACTTTACTGATTGTCGGAGACCCTGTAACAGATATTGATAAAGTTCTAAATAGATTTAATAATCTGTTTATAGTGGGGCTTCCTGTAGCACTTGCAGAGAGTGTCCTAAATAGCCTTAATAGTCTAGTAATGCTAGGAGTGCTTGTAGAAGTTACAGTGTAGGTTCTTACATATTTAGCGTTATATAACAAAGACAAAGCTGCAGAGGAAGAAATTGTAATATTTTTATTAGTTGTCGAACCACCTGTGGAATAGACAATAATAATACCGCCTTGGGAGCCAGCAGAGCCAGCGCTTACTGCATTTGCTGTAGTTATTCTACCGCCACCACCGCCACCACCAAATAAGCCAGATGTATCGGTTATACTTGCTTGACCACCACCAGCACCGCCGCCAGCGCTTCCCATACCAGCATTTGCAATTTCAATACCAGAACCACCAGAAGTAGTTGTAGAAGTTGTAGCCCCACCAGCACCACCACCATTAAAACCAGCAGTTTGAGATGCGCCACCACCTGTACCAGCATTGTTATTACCCCCTGTACCGCCAACTCCAGTTGTAGCGTTACCACCAGCAGAACCACCACCATTGCCACCACCGCCACCACCAGCCACACTAGCTGTTGTAGTAGATGAATTACCATTGCCACCAGCACCACCATTGCCTAATGGTCCACCGCCACCGCCACCACCACCGCCACCACTTCCTGTTGCGGCAACTGTTCCTGTGCCGCCAACACCGCCAGCACCGCCATTATAAGTAGAGCCTGTACCGCCTGTACCGCCTGTAGAAGATGGGGTAGCAACGGTTGTAGAACCACCAGTACCACCAGAAGCTGTATATGCACTAGAATTAAAAGTAGTCGCACCGCCTGTACCACCTGTACCACCAAGAGTAGTTCCAGCAGTTCCACCAGCACCAATAGCATAAGAAATAGTGCCACTTAAAGTTACATTGGTTGCTTTTGTATAACCTCCGCCACCTCCACCACCACCTGATGCAGACTTTGGAGCACTATAATTACTACCACCGCCACCGCCTCCACCAGCAAAAAGGTGAATTTCATTATTAGAGTTATTCCAGTTTGCTGGCGTAGTAAATGAAGTACCACTTGCTAATACATAAATATATTGGTTTGCGGTTGGTGCTTTAGCGGCTACACCACGCACATTTGAACGAAGTCTTGTATTTGCGCCAGCATAAAAAGTAACTGGAGCAAGGTTAGCTGTTATATCTTGAACAATTAAGTAGTCAATTCCGGATGTTTGATTAGTTATTGATAATGTTGCACTTGTTCCTGCGGTTGAACTATTTATAGTTGTTGTGCTTCCAGAAATACCAGTTACAGAAAATGTGCCAATAGTTTGAATCGTACTTGCTGTAAAAGTAATTACACTTGGTGTAATTTTTGCGCTTATAAAACTGCTAAATGTATTTGAACCAGTAATTGCTAATGTTGAAGCCCATGTTGGTGCAGCATTATTTAATGTACCATAAACTAAAGAGCCACCAGCAAATGTTTTTGCTGCAGTAGAGGTAGCCGCCAAAACAATAGTAGATGATGCGCCACTAAATGTAAGTCCTGTTGCAACAAAGCTCCAAACTGTTCCTGTTCCACTTAATGTAACTGTAGAAGTTCCTAGCGTTAAAGATGCTGTTCCTGTACCACTATAAGTAAAGGTAGTGCCAGTTAAGTTGTAATTAGCAGTATTTAAAGTGCCATTGGTTAAAGTTATTGCTCCTGATGTTGTTAGAGCACTTCCTAGTGTCCATCCACCAGTTCCATTAAAAACTACAGTATATAAACTATGCCCATTTGTTGTAATGGTTTGACCAGTAGTTGTAGATACAAATGTAATAGTATTTGAATTTGTATTTGCACTAAAAGAACCACTAGAAGGAAAAGATAAACTTCCATAAATACTTAAAGTTGAAGAAGATGCGCCTAGAATTATTGCTTGAGTTGCGGTAACTGTTAAATTTAAACAAACTGCTGAAGTGCAAGTAATTGTCCCTGTTCCAGAGCTTGTATCAATAATTACACTATCTGCTGATGTAGGAGGAACTACCAGTCCACCAGTACCGCCCGAAGTTAGTGACCAGTTGGTGTTACTAGATGTGTCCCAAGTGCCAGTACCACCAACCCAATAGTATGTTGCCATTAGCTTGCTGTATCTTGAATTACATCGGGTGTAGTAGACGCATCAGGCGGAATAGGAGCATTAAAGTTTGTGCCATCCCATGTATAGCCAAGTTGTGCTACATATAGTGGAATCAGAGTACATCCTTCAGGAGGTGTATCTGTTGGCAATGCAACAATAATGTTTATTACCGTATTGGTAGAATCTACTACAGCGCAATTTGGTGTTGTCATAATTTATCCAATGTGTTTAAAGTAAAACAGGGATGTTGAGTCCCTGTTCTAAATTAACTAAACTGAACCTTGAAAGTAAACTGGATTGAATCTCCAGAGTTCAAAGCAATACCTGTAAAATCACCTTTGACAAACAAGTTACCAGAAGTAGAAGCATCAAACAAACCAGCATTGGTGATTGTCTCACCAGTGCCTGCTGTTTGTGTCCCTACGGCTTGGAATGTGTCATTGGTTGTTGAAGTAGTCTGTTGAGTAACAGTACCGCTTACTCGTGGAGTTACTTCGGTAAATAATGTTGTGTCTGTTGCACCAGTAGTACCTGCACCAGTTCCCCATGCTACATATTGAGGAATAGTTCCACCGCTATTTAAACGGTTGGTAATAATAGCACGGCCTGTGTTAACTAGTAGTGTAGCCATTTTTTAATTCTCCAAATAAAACGTTTGATTGGATTCTTGTGCCAATAATCTATAACGCCTAATTCAACTACAGTACCATCCGCACGGATAACCGTAGCGGATAGGTGTAGTTCTTTAGCGTTGCTATTTGCA